GACCTATAGCTTTAAGTGCAGTTGAAAATGCTAAAGCGTCAACTGCTGCATTATTCATTTCACCTTGTATCTGAGCTGTAGAAGTTGCAATTTGTAATGCTGCTGTAACTATTTCAGATTCTTGAGCAGCAAAGTTGTTACCTAATGCAACAAGTGACGAACCTAAGTTATCTAGTTCTGAAGTTGCTGTGCCAGTTATTTCTTGAAGTCTTGACATAGCCATAGCTGCATTTTCTGCGGATAGGTTTGTTGCTATTGTAAGTTTTTGTATTGTATCTGTGAAGCTAACAATATCTTTAGCAGCTACACCTAACTGTCCACCAATTGCAGCAATCTCTGTTACTGTATCTGTGGTTGCTGGAGAAAGTTTAGTTAAATCTCTTAATTTTTTAGATATGGAATCTAAAGATTTTTCTACTTGTTTTGAGTCACCAGCTATATCTAATGTTTTCTTTACTCTAACAAATTGTTCTTCAAAGCTAGCTGCGGCACCAACACCAGCTGCAAATGATGCAGCAATAGTAGCACCAACCATCATAAAGTTAGTTTGAGCACTAGCAGCAATAGCATTAACTTTTGCTAGCTTGGTTTTCATTCCATTGAATGATTGAGCTATCTCACTATTTGCTTTTCTTAGAGAAGCTTTATCGTAACCAGCTTCGATTACTGCACGTACTTTAAATGCGTCTATTGATGCCATATATTACTCGTCTTTAGAAATGTCATTAAGGGTTGTTCTACTACCTAGCCCATCCGACTGGGCAATAAAATCGTCTAATGATATCCTACTACGCATCCTTCCAGTTCTGTTGGCTTTCCGGTCGTATTCTTGTTTAGTATTTCTTATATTATTAGGTGCACTTTCTGTTTCATCATTATCAGAATCCAAGAATGCAGAATAATAAGGTGACAAAAATAATGATTTGTCAAATGGCAACCCACCAATTAATACCATAAATCTTCTCCATGATATATTTAATGGATTATCTATTTTGTACCAGCGAAGGAAGTCAGCTTCTATACTAGACCAACGTTCTAGTATTTCGTGTAAGCTAAATGTTATGCTTTTGGGTCAGCTTCACCTTCCGCATCTACCTCAGCACTTTCTTCATCAGAAATATTGTATGCTTCAAGTAGGAATTGAAGTAGTTCATCTAATTGAGGCCATGTAGCACCTGCGTCTAACATTTCCTCTAGATTATCTTTACCAACTAATGATTCTAACCATAATGGTAGATTGTTAGCTTCCATACCACCATTAGAATCCATTAATTTCATTTGGGTAAGAACTACTCTTGCTGGTAGCTGACCAGGAAGTTCATATTGTTTTCCTGCTATTACGAATTTAACTTTTTCATTGTCAGCTTCAGATAAAGCTGCATCAAAGTCTTTAAATTTTTTGTCGTCCATACCGACCTTTATCTCCTATATGTAAATTAATACTTATATCAACTATTAGTTGACATCAAATTCTGTTGAGTCGCCTGTGTTATCAACAATGATGAAGAGGTGTTTTTTACCACCTGTAGCTCCAACATTTAATGTATCATCAGGGACTAACAACTTAAACTCAGTTGCTATAACCACTTTTTGTGGTGCTTTAGCGTGTGACATTGAGAAAGCTCCAACTGATACCATTCTAGGCATATGTATTTGCCTATCAGCACCTGCTGGACCCTCAAGTATTAACAATCCAGCTAATTCGCTGAATGAGTCAGTAATTGGGGCTTTTATTACATCATAATCTGTTGTAAATAAAGTACTGTCCTCGTCGACATAAGTGTCGAGTTGTCCCATAGCTATTGACAAGTTTTTAAGTGATGCCTGTGATAGCTCACCCATTAACCTTGCTTCCTGAGCAGTTTTAATTGTCTTAATTGGGTCTACTTCTTCTGCGACTAAAATGTCTTCAAAAGTTCTGTCCATTTCAAGAGTCCAACCATCTTCGGAATATCCGATGTCTCTCCAGTTTGCTGATGCTACAGCTGGTGTTTGAAAAGCACCTGCTCCGTCATCAGCTGGGAAAGCTACGTTAGCTCTATCTCCGACATAAAGTACACCAGTACCGATTAATACTTCGTTAATCGTACCATTAGTATAAGTTGCCATTTAACTTCTCCTGCTATTCTTCTTCTAGTATATCTTCGAAGATATCCTCATTTGAGGAATCTACAGTGTCGTATCCAATGTTGGAATCAGCTTCATTGTCTTCCACTGAATCCTCATCAACGATAAAGATGTTCATGTTATTTTTTAACAATCTTTCTCCATCTTTGACATCAACCTCTACCCATTCTTTGCTAGTGAATTTAATACCTGTTACGGTATCACGCACAACATCAGCCTTTGTAAACAAGGGACTGACTTTTATCTTCATTGTTTTTTTAGCAAACATAATACTTAAATGGTATATGATTGTTTAGAAATATGTGGTATTTATAAAAATTAAACTGCTCTATAAGTCATACCAACTGAAAAGTCATATCTACCTAAACCAGTAGAAACTTCATCTATTCTTGTTGGCATTTGAAGAATGTCTATTCCGTATATTTTAGCTCTAGTACTTGAATCATCTGTAGTAATATATTCGTTTTCCATATTGAAACATTCTTGTATTACAGCGTTTGCCAATTGCATTGCTCCACCATAATCAGGGTTTGCTTTAGTATCATCTCCACCCCATTGTCCTGCATAAGCAATAATTGGAAATATTGCAGATTGTATATGTACTTGTGAAGTAGGTCTTACTAAAATACCACCTGCTCTAATAAATACTAGGAATGGTAATTCAGCATCTCTTGGTAATCTTGTTGCTATTCTATTGTCTACCAAGTCTGTAATACCAGTTTTGGTTGTTAAAAATTTTCTGAATATAATTTCAGCGTCTGGTGGTACGGGTTGTCCTGTAGTTGGCATGTACTAATTATATATATAAATAACTATTGTTTTGTTATTTAACCACGAGGCCATGGACTATATTCTATTGGGTTTGGTCCTTGATTCCAGAACCTTCCAGCAAGAGCTCTAGAAAGATATTCTTCAGACCTTGCAGGTGATGTAGCATGCATTTTTAACAGTTTTGCTATTTCATTAAAGTCATTTGTGCTCAAAGTTGGTATTGCACCATGATTTGTTTCAATAAAATTTTTAAAGTTAAAACCTAACATATGTAAAGCTCTAACTAATTTATGATATTCAGGTGGGAGTTCTCTAAATTTATTTGCATCTTCTACTTTTCTACTAGCTAAAAAATTAGTTACTCTCACAGCTTTACCTCCACTTTGTCCCCCTGTTGGAACAGAAGCGTACCACATTTGCTCCACAAATTTAGCCAATTCGTTTGTTCTACCCATTACTGCAGATGATTGTCCTCTTGCGGCAGATAAAGCAAGTAAATCACTGTAAACAGTTTCATCGCTTACTGTTCTAGCTGTTTTTCTTAAACTTTTAAAATACTCTTGTGCTACTTCTCTATGGCTAGCTACTCCGTATTTTGCTAGTCTAAGTACATGTGTAAAGGTTTTACCTCTATTGTATATTGGACCCATCCCTCTCATTACTGATTCACTTGAAGGGAAAGGGTCTCTTAATGCATCAACAACTACTTTTTCTAAACCCTGGTCAACACCAACTTCAATTCCATTTTTAAATTTACCTTTTAACTCAGGTCCGCTTTCAAAATTATTGTTATTTGAATCTGCTAGCATTCTTTTTATAGATAATATTTTTTCTTTATTACCTCTATCACCTGGATGTGCATTATTAACCAATGCTTGAATTTGAGCATCTAAACCTGCCTGACTATAAATATTGTCAAATGTTAAATCAGCAGGGTCCATTCCTAAATCTCTGAAAGCTTTATTTCCGTGAATACCATATTTTGGGTCTGCAGCAAAGTTACTTTTGTTTCTCCACTCTTCACTATAGAATTCCATTAAGGCAGCTTCTTTAGCGCTAAAGTCTCCTTCATTAGCTAACACTTTAACTACATTATTTGATGCATCTTTAGCTACCAATTTAATACCATCTTCGTCAGGTATAAGTTGAACATTAGAAGAGTTAATTAAATCTAAATCTAATTTTCCATCAGATTGGTAAAAAACATCTGCAATTTCTTCAGTTAATAACTTAGTTTCACCCATTCTGTTTCTTATTGAACTTGCATTTTTAGTTGCATTTAATTTACAATATTTAACAGTTAATGCTACTTGTCTTAAAAATGCTCTAAATGGTAGTTCACTTCCTGTTTCAGAAAGACCTAAATGGTTTAAGATTGCTTTATTCAGACTCCTCATAAATACTTCAGCGTTTTCTCTAGCATATTGTCTTATTTGTCTTTCCAACATTTCACCTTTTGCTGTTCCTTTTAATGAGGATATTATTCCAGCTAGTTCTGATTGGTAAGCTTGATATGTATAAACTTGTATTTCTCTTGCTACACCCGCATCATTTAAGAAAGCTTTTTTAAACATATTTGTTGGATGTGCAGGACTATTCAAAGGTATCTTTTTACCTCCAAGAGTATGCATAGGACCATCAATATTCTTTAAACCAAAAACTTCAGCTACTCCTTCAACGTCACCATCTATAATTTTTCTTATGACCGGGTCTTCACTTGGATTTAATTCCCAATCTAATCTGTAATCAAAACCAGTGTCAACTTGTCCAGCTGTTCTTGACTGCTGTACCATATGTCTAAGTTGACCTGGACTTAATCCTGTAAATTCAGAAAATGCATTCCAATTAACGCTATTTTTAGCTGTATTAAATCTTTTAGTACCACCACCGTATCTATTTACTTCTACAGTGTCATGAGCTAACTCAGTAAATATGTTTTGAAGTTTGTTTAATTGATTGTTTAATAAAGGTACTACAGGCATTTCTCCATATACATCCATACCTGTTGCTAAGTTTCTATATTTAGTTGTATACAATCTTCCAACATTATTATTACCAGTTCCATAAGAGTGAGTTATTCCATGTATAGAATTCCTATCTCCTAATGGGTCAGATAATTTACCAATATACTTTCTGCTACCAGCACTGTAATAACCTAAATTTGCTGAGTTCATTGTAAAGTTTGAAGCTACTTTATCACCAGTAATTCCTAAGTTTCCTCTAGTAACATCATCCATAGAAGTAAACAAATCTCCACCACTCATATTTCCAAATTGACCAGTATTTCTAAATAAGGCTAAAGATTTCTGTGAAGCAATTCTTGCCTCTGCACTATTAAAACTAGAGTTGGTTCTAGCACCATCTTTAAATACTTGTGTTAAATCTTTTTCTAATTTTGCTAAACGATTTTTACCCTGTCTCATATCTTCTTTAATTTGTTTTACGTCAAATCTAGTTCTACTTCTATTGGGACCATCACCTTTTAAATCCAAAGGACTTATAGCTCCTGAACCAGAAATTTTTGCTGCAAAATCCATACCGTCGACATTGCTTCTAAACTCTGTTCCTTTGTCCCATATTCCTAAGTATGCAGCTGATTTAGTACCTGCTATACCCATAAAGTGAGAAGGTAAGAAAAACATACCATCAGTTCTTTTTTCTATTTGCATGTTTTTATCGTGAGCAAATCCGCCATATTCTATCTGAGCTATATCTCTAATAGCGTCAGCTGTTTTAGAGTTTTTATTACTACCACCAGCAGAAACTGAAAATCTAAACAAGTATGGAGTTCCGTCATTTTCATTTCTACCGAATCTATCCATATCATGCATATGTATAGATTTTCTGATTTGCCCTCTAGTTGGTACATAGTTGTGACTATTTTTTAAAGCAGTAGATTTTCCCTGAAAGCTAGTTTTGCCTTCATGAAATACTGAACCTCCATATGTTGTACCTGTCATATTTTCAATAAGGTTAGACCTTTTACCATTATCTAACATAGCTTTTTCAATTTTTCTAGTAAGACTACCTTTATCTGTACTTACTGTTGCTCCTGTTAATTCATTTAAAATACTACCCATACCTATTAGCTTTAAATTGTTTGCAAATTCGCTGTGCATTCTTGTTAATTTATTCATCCACCATTGTTCGGGTTTTCCATAAACTTTTCCTGTTTTTTTAAATTGTCTATGAACACTACCGGTCAAATGTAATTTTTTAAATTTACCATTAGGAGCTAATTCAACAGACATACCTTTTACATTTCCAGATAAAAAGTCTTCATATGAAAAATACCTATCTCTATTAGGTTCTTTTACAGTCGAATGAAAACCAGAACCACCACCAGTGACATCTCCCACACCCAATTTGTTAAAATATTTTTTTGTTTTAGGTAAAGTCATGTGGTCTCCAGTTACACCTCTATAGCTTTTAACTACAGGAGGACCAGTATCAGAATCAAGAAATTGTATTTTACCTAAAGAGTATTTAGTACTTCCTTTTCTTCCTAAATACTCTCTCATCATTTTTGTGTTGCTGAATATATCTCCTGTTGGCTGGAACCTATATCCTAAATCAACATCACCAGGATTCTTACCAGAAACTAAACTATATAAGACACCTTGATTCATAGCACCTTGCAAATTATTAATAATGTTGTTTCTTCCTTTTAAGAATCCTTTGTTTAAGTTAAAAGGAAGAATATCTAATCCAGGATTACTTTTTTTTGTAAAACCAGCTTGTGATTTTATAACCTTAGCTAAAGTGGTATATCCATTTTTCCTAAGTGCATCAACTAAATTTTGTAAAGATGAAGCTTGCATACCAGCACCTACAAAAAATCCTTGTTTTACTTCAAATGAACTAACTGTAGTTACCATTTGTGTAAGTAAGTCTGTCATTCCAGCGGCACTCATTTTATCTAATTTTGGAAATGGAAAGTTAAAAGCAGCTGCTACATTTTTCATTTCATTTAAAATGTCAGGTCCTAATTCAAATGATGATAATACATCAAAATCAACAGCACCGCCAGCACCAATATCGTTATGCCACGAACGTAAAAATTCTGCATTTAATTTGTTTTGTAAATCTCTTTGTTTAAGGGTACTCATTCTTTGGTTTTCAGGGTCGTAAACAATATCTTGAACCTTTTCTCCTCTTTCATTTCTAGCAGTATTAAGATGCGTGTAACCTTCTTTTAAAGTTTCTCTATCTTCGTAATCTCTAGTTTGAGTACTGTTGCTACGCATAATTTTTCCAATAGAGTTGTATTCAGCTTGTTCCATAGCTCTTATTCTTCTTTCAGTAGATAGCTTTTCGTATTTATTTTTACCTTTAAAATAATCAAGAGATTCTGCATCTAAAATTGAATTAACTATATCTCCTTGAAATCCGGCTGCCCCACCAAAGTTTTGAGCGTCTGCTATTGACATAAGTTGATTAGCTCTAGTAGCGTTGATACCTACATTTAAATCTTGATTAAATTGAAGAGAAGTTACATCAAAAGTGTCACCTTTAGTTTTGACTGTCTTACTCCTTATTTTTTCAGCTTTACGCATAGGATTATCTCTAAATGGGTCAGGAGCTCCTTTAAAAGCTTCTGTAAATGTTAAAACTTGCCATTTCTGAAATACATTATTCTTACTTGGTAGTTGAGCTTGTCTTAGTATCTCAGCATCCATTTTTCTAGCATCAGCAGTTTGAACTACTTCCATCAAAGCTCCAGCTGAACCAAACTCTCTAATGTTTTTTAATAAGCCAGCTGACTCTCTACCTAATATAATATTTGTAGCTCTATCTACAGGAGTACCAGTTCTTAATGCTCTAGAAATTGCACCTTTAGTCTTACCAACATATTTTGCACCACCTAATAATTTCTGTCTTTTCAATACCTGACCACCAAGTAAATTTGTTGGTTGTTTTAAGTTTTTTACAACTGAACGAGCAGTGTTTGTATATTCACCAATTAGATATGGAACGCTTACTATTTGACCTAAATCTAAACCAAAAGAACCTAATGTAGTTAAGTTATAACCAACCGCATATACTCTTTCTCTAGGATTTAAATTTTTAAGGCTTTTAAATAAAGGTATTTTACCTGGCCCATATTTAGAACTTTTATCTGTGAGAGTTATTCCACCAGTTTTAAAAAACTGTCTTGTGGCGCTACCTAATCTGTAAGCCATTATTCAAATGCGTGTGCTGTTATTACCAGTCCTAGCGTTCTATTTGTTGGAGTAGTAGATTTCCTGACTCCATCTATTTCATAATATACGTCTGTGTTAACAGTATCTTGTAATCTATCGCTTGCTTTTACATCAACATCACTAGGTATTTGAATTATAAAGTTTGTTAATACTGTATTTCTACCAGCTCTGTTTTCTTGACTTCCTAAATTTTGTATGTGACATTTTACATTAGTACTTATTGTTGACCAGTCTGTACTCTCAAGTCCTCTTTCATCTATAGAAGTATCGCTAATTCTTTGGATGTTAACTTTATCAGTAAATAATCTTGTGCTTAATTTTCCAACCATAAGAACACTCTAACAGTTAGATTCTTAATTTATGGTATCAGTAATTTTGGTAGATATTGCTCTCTTGGCTCTTCTAGATTTAGATTTACATGTCTTACAAAAAGGAACTAACCCATCTCTATAGTTTTTATTTGCAGTAAATGATTTAAGTGATTTTTGCTTTTTACAAAGTAAACATATTTTTTTTGTAGATTTTTCTTTTCCCTCAGCACGTTCCCTATCAAGACTTTCACTTACGCAACTTTCACACCAAGGTAATCTACCGTCTATGTATTTTTGACTTTTTGTAAAATTATCAACACTTTTAATAGAGTTACATTTCTTGCACTCTTTATCATTAGGATTTAATTTATTTTTTTTAGCAATTTTTTGTGCGTTTAAAACTAAGCTTTCTATATCTTCTGACTTTCTAATCCAAGTCATAAAAGCTTCTCTTCCTATAGGAAACTCATCATAAAGTTCCATTTGGGTTAATGTGTATTCACCACTAGCTATCTTATTAGCTATTTGTTTAGCGACATCATAATTTATATCAAACTTTGAACCAACACCTGATTCAAGTTTAATTTGACGTACTCTTTCTATTGTTATTCCCCATTCATCAGCCCAGTAAGATAGTTTTTTGTTAGGGTATGATAAAAATAATTTTTTAGCTTCTTCTGGTGATGGTGCTTTTCTTGCAGGCATAATACCTACATTATAGTATTAAATAAAAAATGTTTTCTTATATTTACCTAACATTGCTAAATCTGCACCAGATAAAACAGATACAGAGTTCATAGCTAAGTTACCTACATAATTAATTTGATAGTCTCCTACAGATTCAGAGTCTGTAGCAATAAAGTTAGACACTTGATTAGCTGAAGGTTTTTGTGCAACAATTTCATCAGGTTCTTGTTGAGCAGATAAAACTAATGCAGATTCTAATAATCTAGCTGAAGCTCTAGCAGTTACCACTCTAAAGTTATTAGGTAGAGCAGGACCTACGCCACCTCCTGTGTTATATCCAGCTGTATATGTAACACTGACATTATCAGGATAAGCAAAAGACCAACGAGAACCTATTCTTCTTATTCTTCCGTTTGAATACCATAAGAAATCTTCTTGATTGCCGTAAGTAAGTGTTGTTCCGTCTTCTACTACTGAAGTAACAGAGTTTACAGGTCTTTCGTCTAAGAAATATTCTCTGGTCTGATTTCCTGAAAATGTATCAGTGTAAGTTCCATAATCTACTGTATAACCTACATATTCTCTAATAGCATCTTCGACTAAAGGAATTAATTCATTAGTTAGATGATTTTCTAAATCTGATGAAAAGTCTATAAGAGCAAATGCTTCTGCATCTGCAGCTGTACAGAAAGCCATAAGTTAGACCTCCTGAGTTACTTGTCTTCTACTTTAGCTTTGACGGCTTTATTTTCAGCAGGTTTTTGAGCTTTAACTTCAGCTTTTTCTTCAACCTTTTCAGCTTCTACTTTTTTAGCAGGAGCTGCTTTTTTAGGTTTATCAAGAGCACCTTGCTCTTTAAGCCATTCAGTTGGATACTCTTTACCAGCTTTAGCAATCAAATCAGCTTGAGATGATGGTAAATCTGCTGGAACACCTTTCCAAATTTTTCCGTCAGGTAATTTATAAACGTTGGTATCTAATATTGTATACATAATGCTATCCTAACCTATCTTCTAGTTTTTTTTGGTTTTTTACTTGTACTGCGTTTTTTTGGTTTGTTATAACCCATTATCGTCTTCTCCTAGGTCTACGAACTCGGCCACCACGCTTCATCTTTTTAGGACGAACCCGTCCACCCATCCTGTATGATTTTGGTCTGCCTCTAGGCATTACTCCTCTTCTTCCATGGCAACTTCCATAGTTGCTTTGATTTTAAATCTTTGTAAAATTTTTTCAGAATCTTCAAAAAACTTTTCGTCTCTTTCTATATATCCAAATGATGTTAAATTGGAATTCATTTTATTTCTCCTCTTATGGTTATAAGGGCGAATACAAATCCGCCCTTATAAACCGTCAGTACTATACGTTAGTAATAGTACAGAATGCTGTTGGGCGATAAATCGCAAAACCAAGACGCATAGTTAATCTAATTGCCAATTGGTTCTTTGCGAAGAAATCGCTATGGCTGTCGGAAACAGCTAGGTCAACGCCTTCTCTCATAATTACTTGAGCTGCGTCGCCACCGCCGAACTTACCTACAAGCATTGTGCCTTCAGCAATAACTGTTGAAGGAACTACCCTTAGACCCCAAATTCTTGGAGCAGCATCAGCACCGAATCCGCCAGCAACGACGAACAATGGGTTCTTAGAACCACTTGTGTCAACGTCAGTTACTGATGTAACGATTTGATACCAGTCTGATGGGTGCATTACAATTGCATCAGGTTCAACGAAAGCGTCTTTTCTGATTTCTGTAATTGCTTGATAGATTTGTCCAAGCTTTCCTAATTCTCCAGCGTATGGTAAAGCGTAATCAAATGTATTGATTCCGGATTTTTGTAATACACCAGTTAAATTAGGAGCTGTACCATTACCATTAATTAATTGGTTGTCCATATTCAACTTCATCATTGTTGATAAACGTGAGTTGACATATCCTTGGATACCAGCAACATCAGCTAACAATTCGTCAGTTACAGGCAAGAATGTAGCCATCTTTCTGATGGATTCTGTTCTTTCTGTAAATGCAAGTGCTGATTCTAATGAAGAGGAGATGTCTCCTGATTCTGCAATAGAACCTGCATTGTTAGTAAAAGTTGTCTCTTCTAAGTAAACATAAGCATTTTGTGATGTTTGAATTTGGTCAAACAATCCAATAACGCTATCTGGATTACGAAGAGCGGTCTCTAGGATTCCAGGAGCTCTTAGGCTCTCTGGTGGATAACCAGTGGTATTTAAAGTTGTTTTAAACTCTGCTTGAGAATCAACACCTTTAACTCCTTTTTCCACATATGCTTTGTATGCATCAGTGCTAGCAAATTGTTCCCCAATTGTTTGTGGACCTTTTTGCTCTGGCATAGCATTAGGAATAGAGTTAACTGGTGTGTTATCTTCTACTTCGAGAGCTTTCTCGTTTTTAGCTTTTGCTTCTTCGATTTTTAAATCATCAACAAGTCCAGCTAGTTCATCGTTGAGACCTTTGATTTTCTCTTTGGCCTCAGGAGTGTACTTGCCGTCTTCTTGTGAATCAAAAGCAGCTTTTAGCTCTTCACGAGATTTTGCAATTTGCTCTTTGAGCTCATTAACATTACTCACTGTATATATCTCCTATATATTGTCTTCTACTTCTAATTCAGCATCCAAAGACTCAGCAATATTTTGCTGTGCCTCTAACCATAAAGCTTCAGCCTCTTCATCAACGGAATCAGTGTTATCTTCAGCTTGGACTGGTTCAACCTCTGGGTTGGATTCAACCTCGACTTCTTCGACTACAGGTTCCTCTGTGTCGACGTCTTCAATTTCCTCAACTGATTGTTCTTCTTCTACGTCAACGCTATCCTCAACAACTACATCTTCAGTGTCACCTACATTATCGATAAATTGGTCTATTTCAACCCAAGCATCTTGTAGGTCATCCTGAACTGCACGTAGTGCTTCAGTGGCTTTTTCGCCTAATTTCCTTCCATCTTTGGCACGCAACATCGCTATGGCGGTAGCTCGTACCATCAAGTCGTTTAATGCAGCAAGCACATCTTTGACTTGTTCCGAGAAAGATTTAGAACCTTCCTCTGAAATCTCTTCTTTAACTTCTTCGACAGATTCTGATAATTCCTTCAAGTATTTTTCTGGATTATCAATCATATCTTGACAGTTAGAGCATTTGACATCATCTGTGTCATCACCAGCTTCATCTTCTGGTTCTTGTTCAAAGAATGTAGAGTTACCAAGAACACCTTTTTGGTCTTCTTCAACTCCTGTCAATTCTTCTAATAGTTCTGTGTTTGATTTAATCGCCATTGTGTATGTATCTTGATTAGCTCCAACAAGAACTGGTGAAACTTCATAAACTGTGAGGTCTTTAAGAAATCTAGCGTCTTTTTCATCGTCGCCAAACTGTCCCCTCTCTGAGTCATTCACTCTATAACCGAATGACCATTGTTGCATGTCACCCATGTTTTTAACTATTTTATAAGCCTCTTTGCCAGATTCAGTATCCATAAAGAACTCACCATTAAATGTGGCTTTATCGCCATCTGAAGTGATTTGTCCTTTGCCAATTGGCATATCCCATTTGTGAGCCCATACCATTGGAACGTCACCTGATTTGAAGCCTGATTTAATAGCACCAGGTACTACAACATCTCCATCGGAATCTAAATTGTTGAACACTGAAAATACAGCAGAAACTTTACCTTCTGAGTCCGTTTTGAACTCGAGGTCAATATTCTTAACTTCTTTTTCAGACATTACCTATTCTCCTGTTAACAGTATTTAGGTACGCTATATAGAAATTATTACAGATTATTTTAAAATGTGTGTTATTTGATAGGTTTTATAACTTTTAGTTTTGATATAGGCATAGTCACTTTTCTATCTGTTTTTTTGTGACTCCCGTCTTCCATTATTGCATAAACTTGCATTGTTGCTTCTTTCTTTTCACTATTAACAGAAGTAACAATTCCATGGACTGTTGATGGTGGGTCTGGGTCTTTATTAATAGACCAACTTACAGATTGTCCTACTCTAACAGAACTTGCTTTTTCTTCAATATCTCCAGATTTTTTAGAACTTAATGGATGATTGCTAGGTAATAAATCTTGGTCATATGGTTTTCTTTTAAATCTACCAGTTCTTAATGCGTGTAAGAAACCGTTAACTCTTGCCAATCCCCACTGGTCAGCTCCTGTTACATTTCCTCTAACTGAACCAGGGTTAGTGCGATAAGCACCTACACCTCTGTTAAAGACAGATGTTAATGTTCTAAGGTTGGCTCTATACTTTGGATTTTTAGCATTGTGGTCTTTTACTTTTTCAACTAAAGCTTTTCTTACTCTAGATGAAACTGCTTTTGTCTCAGCTAATTTTTCTTCATAAATTTCATCAGCCATATTTTCAGCAGCTTTTCTTCTAGCTCTAACAACTTTCTTTTGGTCATTAACTATTTTCTTCATTGCAGAAACGCCAATGTTGGAAACACCGCCCCATTTAATATTTGCAATAGTTCCATTAAGTCTGTTATTACCTTGATGTCTTCCCATATAACGTTCTCTTCTTCTGACCCAGTTAAGAACTGATTCACTTCTATCACCAGATTTATATTTAGTCCAGTTTCTAAAAGCATCATTACCCGTAAATGATGTAGGAGGATTACCACCGTTACCAGCTCTTCTCCAAATCTCAGGCCAATTTTCTTTTAGGTCTCTTGCATATCCGTATGGAAATTGTTTATATTTTGAATTTGATATTGAAACTTGTTTGTCATCTCCTGGACTAGGAAAGTTAGTTCTATCTTTTTTAGGTTTTTCTTTCTTAATATTTTCTGGCTCTATACTAAATTGTGATTCCATAATAACTTCTGCTTCTTCTAAGCTAACTTTAAGTTCTTCCATTATATCAACTAGATAAGATTTTTTTGACCTTTCTAACTGCTCATGTGTAGCACAAGGCATATAGTAAGTTGTTCCTCTTACATCGTGCTCATGATATCCAGAACATCCCATTTCTTCTGCTCTTCTTTCAGCAGCTTCAATTGTGTCATACATAAACATATTGCTAGAAGTATTTCTATCTGGGTGTGCAGATTTTATTAACTTATCGTAGTCTTCGTCATTTTTGCAAGGCATATAAAACTTACCTGCTGGTCCTCTATCAACGACATGATAACCATCACAACCTAATTCTTTTGCTCTTGCTGTAGCTTCTTCAGGAGTAGTATAAGTATCAGCCATTACTGGTGCTGCAGCTTTTTTACCTAAGTAAGCTTCTGCTTCTTTTTCTGTATCAAAACATTTAATAACTTTTCCTGTGTCATGACTTATTACACAGTATGCACCATTAGGCATCTTAGCAATATACTTTTCTTCATTACGAGGTTCTTCAGTTTGTTGTATTCTGTCTGCTCTTGGAGATTCAGCTGGAACTGCTGTTAAATTTAAAATATCTTTTACTTCAGGTAATTCAGATAAGCCAGCTGCTTGTAAAGGTTGACCCTCTTGTTCAGCTTGTGCTTGTTGTCTGTTTGCTTCAGGCATATCATTTAATATTGCATTACCATCAGCATCTACTTGAATCATGTTTAATGGTCTTAGATATACAGCATGTCTTTCGTCAACATCCAAACCTACAACTTGTCTAGCTTCTCCGATTGTTATCCAACCACCAGATACACCCATGTTTACTCTCTTGTAAAGATTGTCTACATCAGTTTGTAAAGCTCTAACAGACTGTATATCATAATCACACATTTTTCCGTTATCACCAAAATCAGGTATAAGTAATTGATGAGTTAATTCGTTAGCAACTGTTCTCCACATTGGTACTAGTTTTTGCTCTGTAAAAAATTCTTTAAGTTCTTTTGTATTATTGTAGGTCGCTGAATTCAATCCAGCCCCGAGGCCGGCGAGTATAGCGGGCACTCCTAAAACCGCAGATACTCTTTCTTCTGGTATTCTTCTTAGTTCTGCTAATTTCATTTGGTCTGGTGTAAAAGAAACTACTTCAACATTCATTGCACCAGATAAAACCATAGGAGCACCTCTGTTGGCTCCTCCAAACTTTTCTTTGTACATTGCAGAGATAGCTTCTGCTTCTTCTTTAGTAGGACCACCATAACCATCACTTCTAGGTGTAAGAACTACACCCGGTACAGCCATATTGTTCAATAGAGCAGTTGTGAACTGTCCAGCTGATTCGTCACCTAAGATTTCTCTTAGTACTGATTTAAGTGGTGCGTGTCCTCTTCTGTGGTCATTAGGGTCAATTCCTTGTCGGATATGTACCATATCTTTAACATCTATTTTTACAAATTCACCTTTTCCATATGTGTAGTATTCATAATGAGTAATTAATTGTTGTTCATTTCCTCTTACTTCTACAAGATGGGGCATTAAAGGAATAAGTTCTACAACTTTACCCTGTTTATTTCTGTTTTTATAAAGAAATGAGTCTCCATTTGTATTTAAAGCTAAAACAATATAGTGAGACAGTAAGTTATGAGACATAAATGGATTAGGTCTTCTAAGAAGTTCTGCTAATGGGTGAGAATAATCTACTTCTCTATCACCAAATGTTTGGTCTCTTTTTACTACTTGAAGTTGAGGTTCAGCGAATGAGGTAGCTAAAACATTGAGACATGCTGTTACAGCTGAGTTACCAGAACCATCTCCTATTTCTTTTAGTTTGTCTGCTTCCCAAAAACCTGATGTGGTATTATAACCATAAATTGAGGCATCATTGCCAAATAACTGATTGTAATTTGATTGTACTTTACTTTCGTTACGTCTTGAAGGCGTAATAAAATCTAAAGCTTTTTGTAATCTGCTCTTTTCTTCCAAAATATATTCCCAGTATTAAAAAGCTTCCCAACTTCTTCTTTGCTGCAAAGTTGAGGCAGCTAGTCCCAGTGCGTCCACCATGTCGTCATTTTTGCCGACAGGGAACGTTAACAGCTCTCTTTCTAAGTCTGCTAACCAAGGTGCGTCTTTTCTAAACAAGATGTCACCTGCCTCCATCCTAGCTGATAGCGGTAAACTTTTGGTTATTTTATCTTTTTCTGCTCTTATTTCTCTAACTCTTAAACCAGACCTTCCAGCTTCTTGAATGAATGGTTTTGATAGACCTTGATTTTCAATACAGATATGAGACCAGTTATTTTGGCTTGCTAATCTTTTAGCTTCAGGAATAATATCAGGAGATTCCATTTTTCTCCTTACTACATCTTCTACATAAAGTTTTCCGTTTGCTTGAGCAAAACTTATTATTACTGTGTAGTCACTTCTTTCTTCAGTAGTTACAGCAACGTCTAATGTTCCAAAGTGTTGCATATCTCTTGGTGCAAAGTTATTACCACCACCTACGTAGTTACCATTAGGCATAACATCATAATAGGAAAACCATTCCTGCTTGAATAAACCTTGACCTGCTTCAATAAACTCTGCCATGTACTCTTGAGCAAAAACAATAGAACCAACTTCTTCTTTAGCTGCTTCAACTTCTTCTGGGTCAATATTTGGATTGTCTACAGTTGAATAATGAAATCTTTCCCAATCTTCTCTTTCTTCTGCGTTTTGCCATAAATCATAAAACCAATTACCAATACCAAGGGGAGTAGAAATAAATAAAGCAGAACCTTTTCTTTCAGTTAATGTAGGACGTAGTACTTCTTGCCAGACTTCAGGTTTTACGAAAGCTGCCTCATCAATAACGATAAAGTCTAAACCTTCACCTCTTAATCTTTGCGGATTATCAGCAGACTTACAAGCAATAAAACCACCATTAGGAAACTGTACTTCCATATTGGCGATTGAAATTTTTGGTTCAATTTCTTTAGGAAAGGAAAGTGCTGCAGCTTCTAACGCCCTCCAGCCAACACGAGCAATAGCAAAAGTAGGAGCAACCCACCAAGCTCTACCGCCTGCCAAGGCAGTTTCGATGCATAATTGAACACCGAGTCTAGTTTTACCAAACCTGCGACCAGCACAAAGAATCTTCCACCTTGCTTCACTATCTGCAACAGCTCTCTGCGCATCATGTAATCCAGGAAGTTTCGGCGCATATTTAGCCATTCTCTAACTTTGACTTATTTTTACGAAGAAGTTCAATATTTTTTTCTATTTGCATAACTTGTTGTCTCCAAACCATATGCTGTTGTTCATCTTGAAGTCTAGAGGGTTCTACTAAAGACAAGCTAAAGTGTTGTCCCTCCATTTGTTTTAATTGATTTGTGATAATTGTAATTTTATCTTCTTCTGAAATGTGTTCGTAATCCATATACTCCTACCATCTGTATTTTGTCTTTTTTGCTTTTTCAACCTGAGCAAAACTTTTTTCACTTAATGTTGAAGGGTCTTGTGTAAATTCTACATCCATAGGAGTCTCAAATGTGACATTTTTTGAAATTTGTCTTTTGCAAATAAAAGAATCTTTAGGACACAAAATTTCTGGGTCATCTGTAATTTTATGTTCTATTTCATAAACGTGTTCACAAAGTAAACACTTATAATCGTATCTAGGCATATCTCCCCAAGTAAGCTCTTACAAACTTAGTGTACTCTCTTTTTTGTCCAGATATAGTTTTGCCATCAAAAATATCGTGATGAAATTTACAAAAGATAGCAACATTACCTTCATCGTTCGAAATATTTCGATTCATGCCTCCCATTCCAATTCCAGTAATGTGTGCCATCTCCAACCATTGTGTAGTATCGCACTCGGGCCACTCACATCTATAGTTTGCTCGTTTTAATGCTTTTTCTCTAAGAGCTGATTTATTTATTTTTCCAGTACCTTCACGCTTTTTCTGACCCATACCGGATATACCAGAGTTTTTACTTCTTCTTTTTTTAAATTCTTCCCAAGTTTCATTTTCAGCATCCCAAGTTGTCATATTTGATACCAAGTATATTTTAAAGTAAGTTCTTCTCCTGATTGAATATCTTTAAAAGTTTCAAGATATACTTCTTCTTTTTTTAATACTGTTCTACAGTTAGGTTCATCTGAATGATTTACAAATCCTCCAAGTGGAGTTCTAATCCAACCATTCTCAAACCTCTCTGAAGCTACGTGAGATATTCCAAGATTAGTTCCTGCTGAAATAAATTCTTTTGCAAATAAACCTAATCCTTCTATTTCTGATTGTTTAATAGTTAAACTATTAGGTAATGGTCTGTACTGTTTCATAAAAATATATTAACAGAATTTGAAATTAGATACAGCTCTTCCTGAGAAGAGCCGATGATGGGAGGAGGTCGGTGTGGATGCCGACAATTTAACTTTAGCTCTTGGTACTTGAGAAAGTGGTATTTGAGGGTGCCTTGATTAAAAATCTTTGGCTGTACCAATACATCAATGCAATTCTAATAGTATCTGGGTCGTCTTGCTTTGGAATATAAAATTCTTCAACTAACTGATTAGTTTTATAATATTCAACTAAGAAGTGTTCTTCGGTATCCCCTACTATTTTAAATCTGTTTTTGCTTGGAAAAATATAGTCTTTAATCATCGTAATTGTAACTATATCATAGGGGAGTGGTATTTAAAAAGAGAGTCCGCCTCACAGGACGGACTTGTCTCTTTCAGTACATACATACATAAACAACAAGGAGGCTATCTATGTAAAATAATTATTACACAATTTTGTTTTTATACAAAAATCCAATCAGGTTTTTCTTGTGCTGGTTTATCTTTGTAAAGAATTTGGAATATATTTGCAACTGCCATAGTATCTGCAACTGCGTCGTGTTCTAAATAATCTCCAAAACCAAATTCGTGATGTAAATGACTTAATGTATGACCTGAACATTCACTTCTACAGGTGTCAAAACATTTTGTTGGGGAATTAAAGTATTCTTTAGACATATCTTTAGTGCATAACCACTCATTAGTAAACATTGGTTTGTTGTAATAATCTAAAGTATCCTCCATAACCTTTTTATCAAACTTAGCATTATGAGCTACAAATGTCTTTTTTCCTACTAAGCCTACTAATATTGGAAACAATTTATCAAAAGTTGGTGCATTTTCGCTATATTCTTTTTTTGGTGAAGCAAAAGACCATTCTAAATTAAAGTAAGCACTTGGGGGTTTGATGTAAGAGTGAGCAGATTCGAACTCTAAACCGTCATACCATACTAATCCTATCTGTACTGCGTCTTGTTTTGGTACATTTTTGTCGAAATAGTATCTTCCTGCTAAATCTCTACCTGTTGTTTCAAAGTCTATAAAGATAAAATCACTTAGATTCTGCATTTTTACGCCTTTCTCTACGAATAGCTCTGCGTTCTCTCTCTGATTTACCTCCCCAAATACCAAATCTTTCTTTGCGTTCGACCGCATATTCTAAACATTCGGATTGGACTTTGCATTCGCCACAAATCTTTTTAGCAATAACTGTTGAACTTCCTCGCTCTGGAAAGAAATCATCTTGATTAACTCCCTTACAGTTAGCATATTTATAAAAACTAGGTACTGCTAGTAAATCAGCTAGTTCTGTATGTAAATCCATATATAGATACTGTACTAGAACATTTGTTCGAAAAAAAGGATTACAAAAAGGCTTATTAATATCATGGCGAATACGAAAATTAGGAAATTAGATGTAGGTTTGGGATGGGCAAGAAAAAACCAGAAGATATGTGCGTGACACT